CCGCTCCTCAAGATTCTCCCAGTCTGGGGCAGCCGCCGCCGAGAGAGCAAGCGGCACATCGCACCGATCACGAAAGACCTCGCCTAGTTGTCGAACCTCGTCATCTTCCCACCCATTGTCCCGATGATTCCACTCATTAGCAATTTCCACACACGCGACTTGCTCGGGATATTGCTTGGCGAGCTCGGCCCATTCTCGAACAAAATAGGCAGGTTCAGAGATAAGGTGTCGTCGTGTAAAGCAGGTAATCTCTGACCGTAAGCCATACGACGCAAGAAGATTAGTCGTCCGCTCCATTAACGAGAAATAATTTGGAGTCTGCACGTCAGTCCCACCAGGCCAGTCATGACTTCCAAACCATCGAACATAGGTCATTCCAGCCCCGGATGCCCACGCCGCAAATCGGTCAAGATGGCCCTGGTTATAACGTGTAGCCCAGGGAGCCCAGAATGCACTTACCCCAGCTAAGGGAAAGGGTCCGGTATCGTCTCGAAATGATCGACCTTCGAGTCGAAGGGGACCTTTGAGCGGCCGACCGGTCGTCGTGGGAAGAGGCTGAATCGCTTGGAGAATGTCAGAGACTGACCCGAAACGGTCTTGTTCCCAGATGGCTCTCCACTTCGCCTGATTAATGACCCCCTGCCGATCGAGTCGTCCCACCTCAGTCACGCGACTGATCACCGCCTGTTCAAAAGCGTGAGGAGACTCAGTTAGAAGTAGAAACGCCGAATCCTTATGGGCGTTGGCGATCCACCACTCATAATCCGGGGCATTCATGGAACTCGGTTTTCACATTACTCTGAGAGTTAATCTACCGATGGCGGATTCAATGGTTCGATTACGGGATACCCATCCTCGTCCGTCCACTCCGTCTCAAGCATGTGTTGATCCTGGCGATTCGCCACCACCATCCAACTCACCGTGTCGGTGCAGGTAGCTTCCTCACAGTCGATGGAGAGGGTCTTCCCACTCACCGATCCGCGCACATGCTTCCACCCTGTTTCATTGCTCGTAAAAACCTGTTCATCACGACAGAGCAACACCCAGGTGCCACTCGTCATCCCGGCCGCGACATCGAGATCCACGGTCGCCGATCCATCAACGAGATCGACCGACCCTCGATAAATCAGTAACGCTTCATTTGATTCGACGAAGCTATGGACGAGGCGATGTGTCTCGTTCTTTGACGGATGAGGATGAGCAATATTGAATGACCCTGAGCCTTTCGAGACAGACCCCACCACGACGAGATTTCCATCGAACTGGACATTCCCTTCATCGACCCATAGAGAATAATTACTACTGGCTTCAGAAGGAGCCGACGAGACATATAACGAGGCCGCAGCGGTCACAGCACCGCCTGACCCAACTGTAATATCAGGTTCGGCAACGAAAACTTGCACGACTCGAGTAACGGTCTCACTCGCAGGAGTCGTCACAGTCGTGGTGAAGTACGCGCCCTCGGTTTTATTGTCTCCACTCGCACAGGTGAGTGCGCCATCCACGAGCAGCCCCGTCACACGCGAGGACGCGCCGCCACTTGTAAAACTTCCGGTTAATAGAAGGCGAGCGTAATCGACGACACTGCCCCCAAACACATGCGGCCCCGTGCCGACCACCGTTAAATCGCCATTGAGTGTGGCATCGCCTGTGACGGCCACCGCGCCTGTCCCGTTACCGATTAAGAGGCGTCCGCTCGTAAATGTGGTCGCGCCGGTCCCGCCACGGGCCACACCAAGGGTACCCGACGAGATATTGCCCGCATTCAGCGTTGTGAGGTGCGCGCCACTGAGATCGTCAATAATCGTTGAACTCAACGGGCCGTTAATCTTGCCGTCCGTCCCGACCAAGGCCACATCCCCAGTCCCGATATTGAGTCCTCCCCCGACATCCAGCGCACTTGCGCCGGTCCCGCTAACCGTCAAGCCCGTGAATTGTGGGCTATCACCCGTGCCCACCCCGATGCTGGTGCGGAGCGTGGCCCCGCTTTCAGCAACCGGATCGCCGGTCCCGTCCCCGACAATCATTTGTCCATCGGTCAGGACGGCCATAGCGGTAATCGCGCTCGACCCACTGCCCAAGAGAACCCCACCATCGGTAAGCGTGCTGACACCAGTTCCACCGTAGGCCACACCAACGTCCGTTCCCTGCCACACACCGGTCGCCACCGTGCCAAGGATCGTGATCCCAGAAGAACTTCCGACATCCAATGTCGTAGGATCTCCTGACGCATCCCCAATCAGAATTACGCCATCCCCTAACACCGCCGTGGCCGTAATCGCACTGGTGCCACTCCCGAGCAGTACTCCACCATCCGTCAAGGAGGTCGCTCCCGTGCCCCCCTTCCCAACTGCCAAGGTGCCAGTCGCATTCGCGGCCGCGAGATAATACGTGCCTTCCTGGTCGTCCAGCTTGTCGGCGTTCAGATTGGTGCATTTGGTCGTGGACGCGATGACTAAGGGAATCGTCCCGGTAGCAACATCACTTTCAAAGGTATTCGACCGGATCTCGTAGCCCCCGGCGTCCCAGTTCGCAGAAAGCGCGATTGATCCATCGGCCTTTACGAAAGCCGTCGCCTGGAGACCATCGAGTTTGTCGGCATCAAGATTTGCGACGACCGCCGCCCCTGACACAATGGCAAACGGAGCATTGGTGCTCCGACTAAACGTATGGAGCCCCGTGATGGTATAGGCGTTCTCTTCCGTAACAACGGTGTTACCAGAGAGATCCGCGTCAGTATTAGCAACTTGAATGTCAGCCATCTATTTAGGCTTTCTCATGCCCCAAAATGAAAATTGATCTAATCCTCTTTCTAGTGCTTCTCTAAGTTCATCGTCTTTCTTCTTGTTCTCCATCATCTTCGCAATAAATCGCTCTTGTCTACTTGGCGGCTGATCAACTGGTCTCATCCCTAATTCTTCGCTTCCCGTTCGGTAAATACTCTTCCACCCTTGCGGGGCCTTAGAAAGCTTTCTTATCTTTTTTCGACGAATAGCAGATGGTTCCCCTTTTGCAACTTTAGGAGGATGTCGTCGTTTCATCATTACGCCTCGACATACACGAGTGCTCCATCCACCGACTGCGACCCGCCGAGCTCCAGATTCAGCAAGGTCGCCGCAGAGGTTTCAAACCAGCCCACCGGATTGAACGGTAGCACGATGGTCTGACCGGCCGTGGGTCCCATCTGTCCCGTTAAGGCCGTGCCATCCGCCCCATCCTCGAAGCGAATCGTGACGGCCGTACCCGTCATGGTCAAGAACGCCGCCAGCACCCGAATCTTTTTCCCCGTGACGGCCGCGACGAGGGTATTGTTTCCACTAGAGGCCGCATCAATCTTGGCCCGTTTAACAAGCTGAATACTCCACGTATCGGTAAAATCTTCCTGCCCCATGTGGCACTCCTATTCTGTGTGCATATACCGGTAGTCATACCCTGGCGCTCGATCACGATTAAACCGCGACATGGTCTGAATCACCGGACCAAAGACTTGCATCCCGAGATCAACGATCGGAGCCGCTTCATCATCCTTCCCAACCCGCAGCATTCGCACCGAAAACTGGGCAATGGGGAGTAGGACAATGTCAGGATAGGCAAATGTCCCACCAGCCGTGATATCTGATGCCGCTTTCATTCCGTAATAGCGAACGGTATGCGTGCCGTTCGGGAGCGGATCCCAGTAGATATTGCTCCCATTCGTCCAGTAGCGTGCCGGTCGTCCCGTCGTTTCCGACTGGGTGTATACCGATCCACTCGACGAATAATGGTCCCCGACTGGTCCGATTCGATCGAGATCCCAGGCAGGACGACTCGTGTCCGGGTCAATAAACTGCAGGCGGTCCAACCGCGTCAGGCCCGTAGGATAGGCCGTCGCCTCCGTATCGGCCGACGTTGTCACCGTACCGACTGAGGACCCCATCATATTTGGCTGAAGCGCCATCATGGACTCGAAGTGGTCCTGCGCGGCATTTAAGGCGCGAAGTCCTAGCGTGACCCCAGTTTCACCAGATTGGAGTTGGAGGCCACGATCCATTACCTCCATCGTGTCAAGTAGCGTCTGTCCCGTTGCCACGATCTAGTCTCCTGCGTGATGGTTGGCGAATTTACTCCCCGAGGACTGCCCACACATGCTGACCTTGATTTTCGTGTAGTCCCAATGATCAGATCCCGCATCCTCTAATCCCTGCTCACGACTCGCATCACGATCCGCCTGATCACGCTGCGCTTCGTCCTCAATCCGTGACCAATAAGCCTTCCCAGATCCCCACTTAAACCCACTCTGCTCATAGCACGCCGCCATGATGCGCTCATCAAGAGGGACGTATCGGTGCTGGGAATCTTCAGCAACAAAAAGAAGCAGCCAGCCGTGCTGAATGCGTGGACGCCGATACCACACTAACCAGCGTTCCTTGAGAGGATGCCAGGTGATATCGAGGTCGGGGTGCATTGACTGAAGGCGACGACGAAATCTCTCTGGCGCAAACCGCACCCCGAACCGATTGGGATGCCAGAATTGCAGAGACTCCTCACGAGGCGGGGCCAAAAAGGACGACACCGGTAAATGAATCTGGTCGTCCGACATCGTTAGCCGAAGATTTTCAATCCGAACTCACGCACCCGATCGTCCTTACTGGTCTTGCAATGGCGCGACATCCGGGCCCGTGCCATGTTGTAAGCACTACGGGATTCAGTGTTATAGCTCGTGCTCCATCCATCCACAGGACACTGAAGATTGCCCTTCTCAGCATCATGCACTAATGCTTCGGGGATCGGTTCTTCCTCGTGTACCCACGGAGGATTGAAGTCCTGTAAGGTCATTTCCTTCAAGGGGACGCGGAATGAATGTCGATTCCCCGTATCATCGATCCAGGTCGTGACCTGATGAGAATCTGATCCGATCCCCCCACGATGCGGACGCCCCTTGCCATCCCAGGCATGGAGCGTGGGAAAGCGTGGCGCACCCCGCTTCGACATCTCAATCCATTTGTCTGATTCAGTTAAATACGTCTTGATGGTGGAGATGATGGCCTTCTGACCCGTCCAGGTATTTCCTCGATGCTTCTTGAGTTCGTCCAGTTCATAGATCGCACCCAGGACTTCCCGCACCGTCACAGGATTGACCCCAGTAGGCAGCGGGTCCTGCAATGCCACCACCGGAGATTCCCCCATATGCGCTAGAAAGAACTTATTCTCAGCAATCGAATACTTGACCGGATCAAAAATATCCATAACCCCTCTAATAGCTTGTATTGGTCCGAATGGGTTTCAGCACAATATGCACCGAACCCTCATAGGCAGTGACCGTGCCAGTGTAATTCAACGAGAGTTGTTCCCCTTTATCCATCTTCCGGTTGGCTAAGGTCGAGGTCAGCGTCGATTGAACCGGCGTGTTCGCCGTGCTGTCCAACGCTAGCGCCGAACTCAACGCTGTGGTCAGGCTCGCAGGAGCCGTCCCAGAGGCCGCAATGCCCACATCCAAAGTCGTACTGCTGGCTCCAGCAATACTATGGCATTCACGCACATCCATGATTTCATAGTCCTGATCAGCGACAAAAATGCCGATATCGGCCGCTTCTCCCGCTGAAATTGTATAGACGACATGCACTGGTGCAAGTTTCGCAATCGCTTTAATACCCATGAATTCCTACTTTCTGGCGAAGTGACGGGAGTTAGGGTCTCCCTCCCCAGTTCAACCCTAACCCCCCACCTACTCA